GATAAATAATAGTAGCATATAATGGACTGGACGCATGACAAAAAAATTAGAAGATCTTCTTAACTTACCTGACGCAAAAGAAATTATACAAGAAGCAGAAGCCCAAGAAGAAGAACAACAAAAATATCAAATAGAAGAAACTAATAAAACTATGCGTGACATTGCAGAGTTTGATAAAATTAGTTCAGCACTTCCGCAAGTAAAAGGCCTAGGCGAAATGGCTGATAAAGAACTTAATGAAGTTGCAGATAAAGCTATGACAGCATATGAAGACTTAATGGATTTAGGTATGAATGTTGAACAACGCTATAGTGGTAGAGTGTTTGAAGTAGCTGGCACTTTTCTTAAAACAGGACTTGATGCTAAAATTGCTAAATTAGACAAAAAATTAAAAATGGTAGACTTACAACTTAAAAAAGAAAAGTTAGATAAAGACAATTCTAAAATAGACGGCGAAATGGTAAACGGAGAAGGTTACGTAGTTACTGATAGGAACAGTCTATTAGAGAAGTTAAAAGGTCTTGATAAAGATAAATAATACATATAGAACAGGATCATTGCGCAATGAGATCATTTAAAGAAATACTAACTGAATCAAAAAAGACATACGAATTTAAAATTGGTATTGCTGGACCAGATTGTACACCCGAGTGTGTAGAAAAAATGGAAACTTGCCTTAAGAAATACAGTGTTGTAAATATTACTCCAGGTAAGAAAACACCAATCCAAGAACGTCCTTTAGATTTTCCACAGTTACAAAACACAGAAGTTACTTACTTCGAAGCAGAAGTTGAATATCCAACTACTAGTCAAGTGCTACAAGAATACATAGCACGTTGTTGTGGACTTGATCAATCGTATATTATTGTACGTAATGCAAATGACCCAAGAGAAGAGTATCAAGAAACTAAAGATGATACTCCATATGAAGCAATGCTAGGCAAAGAAGATATGGGCGGCGAAAGCGCACAAGATTCAGTAGCAGGTAGTCGCGTAATGGACTTACTTAAAGAATTAGAAATTGCTCGCAAAGAAAACGAACACAGTGGTGCAGAAGGCGCACCAGTTGGAGAGTCGTCGGATATTGGCGATGCAGAAAACACTAAAGCAGTTGTAGGAGGCTGATATTATGAATATGAAAAAATTAATTGAATCAATGGATCACATTGAAGAATGTGGAATGACTGAAGATCCTATGCCAACTGCGATGCCAGGTGCAGATGCAGGACAACCAGTGTCAATGAATGTAAGCATTAATGCTAGTGGTAAAGATCATGTAGCTGACCTTATTGATATGATGAAAAACGCAGGCATGTCAGCAGCAGAACCAGTTGGTGCTCCAAGTTTAGGTATGCGTGGCGATATGGAAAAGTTCCGTTCAGCAATGGATGATGATCCAGAAATTCCAGGCGATGATGATAATCCAGATGATACAGATTTAAAAGCAGGAACGTTAGGTGCTATTGGCGGCGGCGCTTTAGGAATGGCTCTAGGCGGACCACTAGGAGCATTGACAGGTGCAGCAGCAGGCGATTCATTAACTGATGAAGAACTTGCTACAGAAGACGATCTTGAAGAATATGCAAACGAACCTGATCCACAGTACGGCGATATGAGCGATGCTATTCCAGATGGCAATGATTTAAATCGTAAGAAGAAAGCATACGCCGCTACACAAGATGGCGATAACCCAATGGCTGTTGAAGCAATCAAAGCAACACTAATGGCAGCACTTGCTGAAAAGAAAAAACCAGACGCAAATAAGAATGGTATTCCTGATTATGCAGAAGACGGCAAAGGTCCAAACGATCTTGCTAAAGGCAAAAAAGGTAGCAAGCCTAAAAAAGGCGAAGTACCTCCACAGTTTAAGAAAAAAGGTACTGACGAAGGCGGTCAAACAAAAGACTGTCCAAAGTGCGGCGCACCAGGTAAAAAAGAATTAATGGCGTGTTCAAGCTGCGGTTGTAGTTAATAAGGAAAGATAAATGGTAGCAGTAACAAGAGTAAACGGATCAGGACTATCAACAGCAGGAAATGTTTTCAGCAATGGCGCTGTATTCGCTTTTAAAATTTTAGTAAAAATTGCAAACGGTACAGCAGTTGATCTGAGAGCAGAAGATGATGCTATTGACGAAGTAGTAGAAGCAATTTGCAAAGAACTTAATCCTTTAATTTATCATACTACTGACGATGCCAGTGGTACAATGACTGTAGTATGTGATACATTTGATAATCACTTAGACTTACAACATAGAATTAGATTAATAGGTGGCGATTGGACTAGATCTACCAATACATACGCTGTTTCAGCAGTTGGACCAAATAACATTGATACAAGCGGTACATTAGTTACTCATGCGGCAACATTAGTAGCCACATAATATAATATAAAAAACATCCCCCCAGCAAACTCAATAGGCTCTTCGGAGCCTATTTTTTTCAATAAATATACGTATGGCAGCATCATTAGACGGCGTCTTAATTAAAAAGGCGAACAAACAAGAAACATATACTAACGAGCAAGTTGAAGAACTGCTAAAGTGTATGGATCCTGACGAAGGTTATTTACACTTTGCAAAACACTTTGCTTTTATTCAACATCCTGTAAAAGGTAAGTTGCTGTTTGATCCTTATGAGTATCAGTTGCGTTTGATGCACTCATATCACAATTACCGCTTTAACATTAACATGATGCCTAGACAAACAGGCAAAACTACATGTGCTAGTATCTATCTAGCATGGTATGCTATGTTTAAACCTGATCAAACTATTCTTGTAGCAGCGCACAAATATACAGGTGCGCAAGAAATTATGTCACGCATACGCTTTGTATACGAAACTTGTCCAGATCATATTAGAGCAGGTGTTGTAAGCTATAACAAACAATCAATTGAATTTGAAAATGGATCACGTATTGTAGCGCAGACTACAACAGGTAATACAGGACGTGGTATGAGTATCTCGTTACTATACTGTGACGAGTTTGCATTTGTGCAACCTAATATTGCTGAAGAGTTTTGGACATCAATATCACCTACACTAGCAACAGGTGGTCGTGCTATTATTACTAGTACACCTAACTCAGATGAAGATACATTTGCTACTATTTGGAAACAAGCAGAACAAAAGTTTGATACACATGGTAATGAGCAAGAGCTAGGTATAAATGGATTTCATAGTTTTGTTGCACAATGGGAAGAACATCCTGATCGTGACGAAAAATGGAAAGTAGAAGAAATTGGTCGTATTGGTGAAGAAAAGTTTAGACGCGAATACGGTTGTGAGTTCTTAGTATTTGACGAAACATTAATTAATTCAATTAAACTTTCTGCACTTGAAGGTACTAATCCTGTACTTAATATGGGACAAACACGTTGGTACAAAAAGCCAACTAATCAGTATACATATGCTGTTGCACTTGACCCGAGTATGGGCACTGGTGGCGACTATGCTGCAATACAGATATTTGAACTACCCAGCTACGAACAAGTAGGCGAATGGCAACATAATACTACTGCTATACCAGGACAAGTTCGGGTACTTGCAGATATATGCAAATACTTAGAACAAGAAACTAACAATCCTCAAGGCATATACTGGAGTGTTGAAAACAACGGTATTGGCGAAGCATGTCTAATTGTTATTAATGATTTTGGCGAAGAGAACATACCTGGACTTTTTGTAAGCGAACCAATGCGCAAAGGACATGTAAGAAAGTTCCGCAAAGGCTTTAATACTACACACAGTTCAAAAGTTACTGCATGTAGTAGATTAAAGACTATGATAGAAAACGATAAAATGTCTGTTAATTCAAAACCTTTTATTAGCGAATTAAAGGGTTTTATTGCAACAGGATCGAGTTATCAAGCAAAACCCGGCATGTCAGATGATCTTGTTAGTGCAACACTATTAGCAATAAGAATGATGGATGTACTAAAAGACTGGGATCCTAGAGTATACAGCACTTTTACACAAGCAGAAGATTTAGAAGATTACGAAGCACCAATGCCGATCTTCATTAGCAGTAACTATTGATAAATACAATATGAACGAGTTTGACAAAATAAGTGAAGATCTTTTCAATAAGATACGTGGACGTTTTCCAAATGTTACAATCGGCGCTGCCGACGGTAAAGTAACTAATCAACCTAACCTAGCAAGATTTTTTGATTTTGATTATAACGGATTGGGCAAAGTAAGTGTTGCTATTGACGAAGACGACGGATTGACAATTATATATAGTAAAGACTTTATGCAAAACGAAGATGAGCTAACTAAAGAAGCCTGGTATGATTTCCTAAAAGAATTACGTGTTTTTAGTAAGAAACGTATGTTAGATTATAGCGTAAGAGATATTACAAAGTCAAATTTAAATAAAAGAGATTATAACTTCTTAGCAAAAACCCCTGAGGACGGACAAATGACAGAATCAAAACTTTATGGCACAAGCCGTATTAGCTATCAAAAAGTAGGCGAAGCACGTATTGTAATTAAACACACTGAAGGTGTTAATCAAGAAAGTGCAACAGGACGTACACAAAAAATTGGTAAAATTTATATTGAAAGTGCTGATGGCGAAAGATTCCGTTATCCATTCAAACACCTAAGTGGTGCTAGAGCAATGGCAAGACACGTTGCAGAAGGTGGAAACACATATGATGACTTTGGTAAACATT